AACGACGCGCATCCCGGCCGGAACACCCAACTGATCGGATGCCCCGGAACAGGTGATCGGATCAAATCGGAATCACTGATCGGATGTTATCGGAACCGGTGATCGGATGATCCCGGAACGCGCACGCCGGACTAGTAGCTGAATGATACGGGCTTGTTCTGCAGGAAACAGCTGTTCCCAAAGCTGCGGAAACTGCTGCAAGGCGGCAATGGCATCTGCCTCGGGAATGTCATCCCTGTCCAACTTTGCAATAACCTGTGCCGTGGTTTCTGGCGTGCGAAGGACGCGGCGGATCTCGGTGATGACAGCACCCTCGGCTGTGTCCGCTGGCAGGCGTCGAGGGATGCCGTCATCGGGCGTCTCGCGGTTTTTCAGAAGATCCATCGATACGTAATACCGATACCGGCGGGTGCCCTTCTTGGTGCTGGACGGCGTCATAGCCGCACCGGTGGCGGTGAAGAGAAGCCCCTTCAGTAACGCCGGTGTTTGGCTCCGGCTGTTGTTGGCCCGCTTGCGGGGACTTTCGCCCATGATGTCATGGACCTGCTCCCAGAGCCGGGCGTCGATGATAGCGTCATGCTCGCCGGGATAGGCTTGGCCTTTGTGCACGGCCTCCCCGCGGTACACGCGGTTGTTGAGCAGTCGGTATAGATAGCCCTTGTCTATCAACTTGCCCTTTTTGTTGAGGGTCCCTTCGCCGCGCAGTTCTCGCGCCAAAACAGTTGCCGAGCCAACCTCAACAAAGCGAGTGAAGATTTCACCAACCTTGGCGGCTTCCTCGGTGTTGACCACCAGTTTACGGTCGCGCACGTCATAACCGAGGGGTACGTTGCCGCCCATCCACATGCCCTTCATGCGCGACGCTTTGACCTTGTCGCGGATGCGCTCGGCTGTCACTTCGCGCTCGAACTGGGCGAAGCTAAGCAGGATGTTCAGCGTCAACCGCCCCATTGACGTGGTTGTGTTGAACGACTGCGTGACAGAGACAAAGGTGACGCCATTGCGGTCAAACACCTCAACCAGCTTGGAAAAATCCATCAACGCCCGCGACAGGCGGTCGATCTTGTAAACGACAACCACGTCGACCAAGCCGTCCTCGATATCGGCCAGAAGTTGTTGCAGGGCAGGGCGCTCTAAGGTGCCACCCGAGATGCCGCCATCGTCGTATTGATCGCGCACCAGTGCCCAGCCTTCAGACTTTTGACTGGCGATATACGCCTCGCAGGATTCCCGCTGCGCATGAAGGCTGTTGAACTCTTGCTCGAGGCCTTCCTCGCTGGATTTGCGTGTGTAGATCGCGCAGCGCAAACGTCGGACAGGTTTTGTAAAAACGTCCTTCATGCCTCACCTCGCTTCCGCTCGCGCAGCCCGAAAAAGCGATAGCCATTCCAGCGTGTGCCGGTGATGGTGCGTGCCACCGCTGAGAGCGATTTGTAGCGGCGGCCGTCCCATTCGAAGTCTTCCTTCAGAACGGTGACGGTGTGGGCTGTGCCGTCCCATTCTCGGATCAGCTTCGTGCCCACCACCGGATTGCGCGGATCCGCGATCTGAGCCTTGCGTGTCAGCGTGCCATCGACTTCATCGGCCAGCAGATCAAGCATGCGACGTGTCTGCTTGTCAGGGCCGCCGTAGGTCAGCTCTTGAATGCGGTAGGCCAAGCGGCCTTCAAGAAAGCCGCGGCTGTTGTTGGGGGCAGGGGCATTAAACAGCACCTGCCATTCCGTTTTCAGTTCATTGACAGACATCGCCTTCAGTGAGGCAAGGCGGGCGAGAATGGGCTCGTGTTTGGTCATGCAGATCTCCTTTGAGTTGGAGCTGCAGTACCGCTCTGTTTGCGCGGGAAGTGTAGGGAACTGTCTCCAGAATTATTTAATAGGTGATGCCGATCGGGGTCCATGAAGCGCACTACGGCAATGGCCAGAAGGCTATACAGCTCGGTGCGGCGCTCATGTGCCGTCATGCGGTCTGGGTGGAGTGCGTTGGGTCGTTTCATGTCTCGGGCAGCCGTGATTGTTGATGTGCTTACCAATAAAAAGCCACCACGAAGCCCGTGATGGGACATGCGTAATTTGTGTATGTTTGTAAAAGCGAACGGATGGTGAACATCAAGTCTTGCAGAACTGAATTTCCTCAGTGATTATAAAAGGAATAGGCATTATGAGAAAACATGCATTGAGGTGAGGTCATGGCCCGCAAAGCAAATCCTATCGGCCCCAATATTCTTGCATTGATTGAAGATGCGCGGATCGATCTGGCCCGAGCAGCGCTTGCTGTCAGAGAGGGTGCAAATGAGCCAGATTTTGCCCTATCTGACGACCTTCCCGACTCAGCCGATGACGACATGGTGGAGGCATTCAAGCTGGACCTGATCCGGACGCTGTCGGAATTCGACCAAGACGAACTACGACCGGCGGAGCAGAGGTCGCGCAGAATCCGCGCCCTCGCCAATGGGAAGGGCGTGACTTCTCTCATGACGATCACAGTGCAACAACTTGACGACGCTCAATCGCAGGAGTTCGATCAACAGCTGGACCAGATCTGCAGAAGTATCTGGACATTTCTTAATGCGCGCGAGACGTTCGAGGATGCGGAAAGCTTTCATTTTGCCCGCCAATTCCGTGACCATGGCAGGCTTTACGACGCCTTTGAAGTTGAGCTCGAAAACCATATTGCCCTTGACGCTAGGACCATCGACGAGGCGGTGCTGGCTGCGAAGATCAAGGCGGTGCTCGAGCTGAAGCCCGAGATTTCCTGCACCGTGAAAGCGCTCGATCTGCCCGCCACCGATACGCACCCGGCATCCATTATGCTGATCGTCCGGCATGGGGGGCCGCTATCGAGCGTCTACGATCACCGGCAGGACGGGCGCAGGGGGACTATTTACTATCGACCACCCAACGAGGCGACGCTGATCTACACGCCATCGCTTCGTCAAATCGAGGTCTGTGCGGACAGTCCGGTGGTTCGCCAGACGGTTAGCGACTCGTTTGCCGAAGTTGCCCTCGGCCACGACATCTCCCAGAAACCCCTGACTTGGAAGCGCTATAACCTCTCGCGGTTTCGGACATCGCTGCGTCTGCAGGCTCCTGAAATTAATGGCTATGCATTCGCATTTGCCCGCGTCGTGGAAGCCGAGATCCGGCTCGGCATTTGGCGCCGCAAGCTGCAACTGAAGGTCACTGTCGATGACGACATCGAAGCCGTGGCGGACCAGTATCTCGGAGCCAGAAACATATTCCGCCGTGCTGAAGCTTTCAGCCGGGTCGCCATCGCTGTCGCCTACAACCGGGTCGGCGACGAAAAGGAGCGGACGCTCAATCTCACGATCTCCGGCACGAAAAGCTGCAATCTGCAAAGCAAGACGGATCCCGAAGAGCGCGCCCTCGGATTCGCCCTCCTCAAGGAATGGGGGATCCTGAGCGCATTCCGGCAGATCGCGTCCGATGACCTGAAGGCGATATTTCCCCAACTGGTTCAACTCCATGACCGCATTGAAGACGAGGTCAGCGGCAGCTACCTCCTGGAGCTCGGGCTCGACCCCAGCCGTCTGATCGAAGGCGGCCTGCTAGAGCGTCGCGACCGTCAGGATGTGGTCCTAATCGACGACGACGACTTTGCCGGGGAAAGCACCGTGAAGCCCTCGGCGGTTGAAGGCATCGTCAACACGATCGGCCCATTCGGCGAGGACGCTGGCAAGCGACCTGCGTCGGATGTTGAGATGTTCGCGATCAATGGCCAATGGCTACACGAGACCCTCATGCGTCTGATAAAACCGCTCTTGACCAAGCGGACAGCCCAGATCCTCGACCCGGACCTGACCCTTCTCGGTGCGATGCAGGTGGATGGTGCTGAAGTGCCCGTCTATTTCGCCCGACGACTCAATGACCCGAAAACCGCGCAAAGACTGGACCTGGCACTGCGCGCGCGGAACACAACTGGAGTCGGCATTATCCTCGCGGCAAGTGAGGAAATGCCATTGCACCTCGGCTCCAACGTCGTTGTGCCGCTACTGTCCCATCTCGCATCGACGGAAGAAGATCTCCTGTTCGTGCGCGACGGCATCGAACTCGCATATAGAAACAACATTTCGCTCGCTCGCGGGGGTGTGTCGCCGCGCGTCGTCCGGGCAGGCACGCAATCCGGTACTTTGTACATTCCGGGCAAGGAGCCGCTGCACCTCGCGGGGAACGATCAGCTGACAATCTTCGAGCGCCTTGTAGCTGCTTTCGTCAGCGGTAGTACGGACGTCTATGTCGGAGACCTGATGAAGGGGTTCGCGGCAAAGAGTCCTCAACCTGCGTTCCGCACAAAAATGTGGAAGGACATCGTCGATATCTACATCGGCAAGGGTGCGAAGCGTGGGTTCTGGCGCCTGATCACCACCGCGGTGCAAACAGGCGAAATCGTCGACGCCGAGGACGATGCCGAAACTCCCGTCTAACGACGGTCTAACATGCGCAGGGAGACGGTCTAACAAGCCGTTGATTATTGGAAAGGCTCACTCATCAGAGGAGCATTCCAATGCCGACTCCCGATACTTCCCGCCAGCCAGCCCAGATTAACTGGAACGGCGCCGCAAAGACGAAACCCACAACTTTGAGCCCCGAATGGCGCTGCACGCGCTGTGACAAGCTGCTCGGCGTCTGCCGAGACGGCCGCATGCATCTGCGTTTCGCGCGGGGCCACGAGTATTTCGTGGGCTTTCCGGTCGTGGCCACCTGTCGCGGCTGCGGAACGCTGAACCAGGCGCAATCACCCGCGCGCTGAGGCGCGCATTTCACCAATTTCCTGAAATCGCAGAGACGCACGACGTCCTGACCTGGCCACAAAAAGGCGCTGGACGCCTGGCCATAAGGCAGGCGTCCAATGTCTATCGCATGGCACGAGATCCGTGATCACCTCATGTTTTCTTCTTCAACTCTCAGTTTTCAACGTACCTTCGATGCAATTCGGTACAGCAGCGAACTGCTCGCGCATTTCGCTGATCCCGCCGCTTTGCTGGACACGCTGCACGTCGGTGGCCGTGCGCCGGACGAGAAAAACCGGTTGCTGGCTGCACTGGTCGGGGCCGCACAGTCCGGCGGCGCGGCCTCCGATTGTGTCCTGACGCTGATGCTTCTGGCGCTTTGGCCGGGGCTGGATGCCGTTCGGCGCAGATCGATCTGGCGCAGGATCGGCACCGGCGACGAAGTTGCATCCGAAATCCTTGCACGAGCTTCCGAGGCCATTCGGAGTCTGGATCTGCAGCGCGTCAATTGGATCGCAGCAACCATCCTGCGGAACATCGAGCGGGACCTGATCAGAACGCGTCAGCGTGAGGACAGGCAGCAGAGCCTGCGCAGCGATATCGATCCCGACGATATCCCGATTGACGGGGGAGTGTCACAGGCCACTGCCAGCCCCGGACTGCTCCACGGCGATCTGGTCCGCATCATCGGCACGGATGCGGATCTGGTGATCCGTGTGGCCATCGACGGTTTCTCCCAGGCCGAGGTCGCATCCGAGATGGGGCTGTCCGAGGCGGCGACGCGCAAACGATATCAGCGGGCGACCCGGCGTCTGCGCGACGTCCTGCAAGAATTTCGCTGACCGGATGTCCCGATCCCTGCAGCGCGGTGGCTTTTCCCATTCAGACGCCACCGCGCGCCCCACTCAAACCGAAAGTCGACCAGCATGATCAGCAAAGCCGACCTCTTGTCCGCAGACCTCAAGCGCATCCCCGGCCTCTACCGCCGCTGGGAGTTGCCGGAAATCCTGAAGAACCAGCGTGCCTACCGCATCGAAAATGCCGGTTCCCATCAGGACGGGACGCCTCTCGTGGCGGTCTACGCCGACGCCGAAGCGGGCCAGCCGGACGACCAGCACAACGCCTCAAACCAAGACACCGAAGCGGTCTCGGTCCCGCTTGGGACGATGTCGCGGCGGCCTGAGTAGAGGGAAAAGGAGGAGATCATGTTCATGGGAACCACACCCTTCATCACGGTTCGCGCCAGTCGACCGCTGTCCGAGATCGAGTTCTGCGCATGGGTGGCGCAGGCCGTTCCCGGCGACCGGCTGGAATACCAT